CCACCGTCCTCGCTCAGCGAAGAGTTCCGCTACGGAGACCTAGTCATTTGGTCCGTCTCGCTCGGCCGGGCAACCGGTCCGAACTAACCACCTGTCGAGGGGGTCTCGCAGGTTCAGGTGCCCACGCATAAAGAGGGACGCGGGTGGTTTTTGGGCTTCAGCGGGCGTGAAAACGAGCCGGCTGCTTCCTGAGTTGTGGGAATATTACTTACCTTTCCGAAGGGCAGGGACGAGTTTTGGGTCATGACGTGTTGTTATCTGCTTGCTTTATATCTAGCTACAGTTCCCTACATGGTTACGAATAGTTTAACGTCATCGCGGACGAAAAAGAGGAAAATGGAAGGAAGGAAAAAGGAAAAAGAAAGAGTGGGCTGCGCCGACATCAGTCGCACCATAAGACAGGAAAGCGCTCTGGTACTATGCCATTGGTGAAAATGGACTGGGGGAAGCACAGGAGACGTTTAGGGGAGTAACTGCCAAGGATTGGGAGGCGAAGGCGGTGAGTGGTGGCATGAGCGATAAGCCGTTCATACACCAGTGCGTAATGGGGATCGTCCACCCGAGGGAGAGCGGTCATCTGATCCGCAAAACTGCGGAAATAGTCAGAATCCAGGGGACGGCTCACTATGGCATTCTCGAGACGTTGGTTCATGTACTCATAGTCATAAGACAGACGCCCGGCTGACACCAGGTGGCCGAACAAGTGGCCCTCGGTGGTTCGGAAGACCTTTGGGGACATGAGCCAACGGGAGGCGCGGAAGTATGGCGACACCGTGGGGATACCGGAGAGGAGAGAGTCGTCACCACCATAGGCCTGAGGGACCTGAGAGAGGTGCGAGTAGGTATGATTGGTCAGGGCCAGATTACGCAGGGTGTTGAGGAGGAAGGTGAAACGGTTGCCGGAGTGCTGCATTATGCGAAGGTTGCCGCGCTGGGTACGCGTGGAGCAAGCCTCTTCGCGATAGTTGGCGACGAACTCAGGTGGGAAGGACAGTTGAGTCATCAACCAGCAATCGAAGTTGATGAAGGGCGCGTCGATCGATGAATCCCAAGCAGTGTAGTCGGTCTCAGTGAAGGTGTCCGTGGTAAGCATGTTGGTGGAACACCATCGTTCAAGATCAGCAGTGGTTCTGCGTAGATGGAGATAAACATGTGAGGGACACTCCTCCAGGACGACCTTCTCGAGGCATAAGGCAAATGCTGCATCACGGAAAGTCTTCACAAGGGGGAACTCGGTGATGGTCTGGCCAGGGGTGGCGCGGGAGTACCATTTCTCCTTCTTCTTGACGACCTGGCTTTTCAGGAAGGTCTTGGTGAAATCGGGTGACCAATCGAGAGCCTCAGAGCAGAGCTTCTTTTGGATGGCGCGAAGGGTGCGCTTGGAGACCCAAGAATTGAAAGTTTCCTCTTGGCACTGGTCGAGAAGGGCGGTAAAATCCCGAGTGCGAGAGAAGGCTGGGAAAACGGACAAAAAGCCTTGCTTAAGGGAACTTAGACGGGAAGAGGTGGAGGGCAGGTGGAAGCTGCGCCGGTTGACAGAGGGAGGGGCGTAGTGCAGACGCTTAGCCTCGGACATCCTTACGGTCGCGCGGTCCAAACGACTGTGGTGCTTGACCCCAGGATGCTTGCCTGGCTTGAACTGATAAGTCAAGACGCCCTGGAAGCGACGTTCGCGAGACAGATTGTCAGCGGGGAAATTCGGTTCAAATTCCAGCTGGGGGTCGCAAGGCGCAGTGGGTGGCGGGATGGCTATGGCAGCGGGTGTAGTCGCGGCGTGGTTCGCTGGGACAGGGAGACAGGGGTGGTGGAACGTGAGAGCCTCGTGCAAGTTAGAACTGGTGATGGTGGCACTGGCAAGGGAGGGAATACCCTCGCGCAAAGCACCAACCATGGGTAGAGGCTGGGCGGTGTTGCGCAAGGAGGGTACTGATGCGCGGATATGCTCGGTCACATGACGTGCGATTAAATGGGCCGGGTCCGAATCCAGTTCTATGAGGGCGTGGCCGCTGTGGGCGGACACGGCGGCGATGCTCGAAAGAATGGTGCTGCAACTGAAAGAGCCACTGCGAGGGGCAGGCGCAGAGGCATCAATACTGAGGAAGACATTTGCTTTCCCGCGGGTGAGGCCAACAAGGACAGGGCCGTTCTGCATCGTCGATGACATGCCACCGAGGTCAAGGCAGTAGTCCCCGTCGATGTCGACGCCTTGACTAGAACTGACGACAAAGGCTGAGGCTCCTCCGGAAGTCTTGGTCTCCGCAAAACGGGGGGAGGTCACAAACAGTGGGACCGTTGAGGGCGGCTGAGAACAGACGAGGATATCGCCCGCGGCTTGGGATGTGGTTGGTATGCCGAGAACGGCAGCGACATTTGGAGCAAGGCGATGAGAAAGAGTGGCGTAAGGGGCAGTCGGAAACAACGTTGTAATGACAGAGCCTAAGGAGGGGTGAGCGCGCGTTTGCGAATTCGGAGTGGGAAATGCCGAGTGGGACTGGCAGGGATCGCCAGTAATAATGATATGCAACAAATTAGGGTTGCGCAAGATAAGGACGTCCAGAGT